TGGCAACGAATGTATCTTTCAATGATTTCATAAATCCGCCACCTTCTTCTTCTGATTTGCCAAATCCTGATACTGCATCAATAATATTTTTGATGTAATCAATAAATTTTTGTATCATGTCACCTAAGAAGCCAATTAATTTTTCAACTCTTGTTTGTCCTGTTTCAGGATCTCTTTGTGTTAGATAATTTGCAAAATTAGATAATGCATCTTGAACTGTGTCAATTACAGCAGACATACCTTTCATTATTTTTGTGTTACCAAAAATAGAAACAAATAAATTTGTAAATGCTGATCTAACTTTGTTCATTGCTGTTGAGAATAGTAAAAATGCTTTAGATGTTTCATCAGGATCAACAGATGATCTTAAATCGTCAAGTGTACCTGCCAACATTTCCATTTCTTCTTCTGGAATGTTTCTTACCATTCTATTAAATTTAATAATATAAGCCGCTTGAGCATCACCTTGCATTTCTAAAGCTCTGAGTCTTTGGAAATCAGCATCTGTTAAATCTCTAGCTGATGTAATTAAATCATTAAATGCACCTTGTACATCTCCACCGCTTCTTACAGCTTCAGCAATACCTGATACACCTTGATAAAACTCACCTGATGCCGCAATAGTACTTCTTGCTAGTTCAGAGTATGCCGCACCTTGTCTACCAACTGCTTCTGATACCATTTGAGATAGTGGTCCACCAATTTCGTTACCTAATGCTCCAGCAAATGAACCTGCTAATAATAAACCATCAGCCGCTTCGGCACCAGCTTCACCTAAACTCATTAAGTAGTTGGTTGCTGAGTCTGTTGCAAGAGTTTGTTGTGCAATTTTTTGAATTGTATCAACTGTTTGTTTTGTTAAACTTGTTAGTGCCATGTTTTGTGCAACAAAATTCATTGTACCTTGGTGTATTTGTTGATTATTCATTCTTGTTAGAACACCTGTTGCTCTCATGGTATCCATGTATTCAGCTGACATTGATATCAATGCTTCTTGTGATAAACCAAATTGTCCTACTGCTTCAGTGGTATTAATTAATCTCGCATTAAGATCTGCAAATCTTTTCATTCCAACTATACCAACTGTAGTTGAAAATGTTGAAACTAGTTCAACAAATCTATCTGTTGATATAAACATTCTTGATGACATATCAGCTACTTGCATCAAACCATTTGCGGCCGCTGTTTGAGATTCTTGAAATACAAAACCCTGTCTAAATAGAGTCAAGTATTGATCACTTATGTTTACAATCTTGGCAACCAGAGCACCAACGGCAGTTGCAAGACCACCTATTGCCGCACCCATTACACCCAACTTGCTTGTTACTGTACCAAGTGCTTTACCAAATACACCTAATCCTTTTGGCTCTTGCAATCCTTTTACAGTTTTATCATATGACTGACGTGCCGCATTACCCATAGCATCACGCAGATTACCAAACAATCTATTTCTATCTTTATCAAGTTTAGATTGATCTTGAAGTACTTTAGTTTGTTTGGATCCAATTTCTTTGAATATATCTGCGGATGTTTTCTGAGCTTCTGAGAGTTTAGTTTGTTGATTAGCAATTTTTCCTAGTCCTTGTCTAAGGACAGCAGTGGTTTGTGTAGAACCACCTGACATTTTTTCCATTGCTTTTGCAAGTCTGTCAAGGGTTTGTTCAGTTGCGAAGCCACCTTGTTTCGCAACATCTATTTCAAAACCCGCTATTATAATTCTATCGCCGTCTGCCATTTGAGATCTCTTTATACTAGTATATTATTATTTATTGGATATATTAAGTGGGTAGTTAATCAAACTACTAAATAATATTAAAACTATACTTAATCTAGAGGACAAAAATGGAACAAAAAGTTGAAGATAAAAAACAGGTAAGGCCAGCAAATCCACTAGCAGAGTTTTATAGACAACCAAAGCTATATGTTTCTTTGCCTAGTAATGGTTATTTTACTGACGAAAAAAATGTTGTACTAACAGCATCAGGAGAAGTAGGTATTATGGCAATGACTGCCAAAGACGAAGCTCTTATGAAATCTCCAGATGCATTGCTTAACGGAGAAGCTGTTGTTGAAGTTATCAAGAGCTGTTGTCCGGGGATCTTAAATCCAATGGATCTACCACAACCAGATATTGATATTTTAATGTTAGCAATTCGTATGGCAACATTTGGTAGAGAAATGGAAATCCAAGCTAAATCACCGCATTCAGGAAATACAGATACATACGTGTTAAACATTGAAGAACTATTATCTGAACAAACAAAACTTGAAAAAGAATATCCTGTGCATTTAGAAAATGGATGTACAGTTTATATAAGACCTCATAGCTATGCAGTTACAACACAAATTCAATTAAGAGCATTTGAAGAAACAAAAGCTATACAACAAGCTCAAGCAAACACAGAACAAAGTATACAAAACTTTTCAAAAAGTTTTAGAAAACTTGCTGACATGAGTAATGATGTAATGGTAAACAGTATCTCAAAAATTAGAGTGCCAAGTGGCGAAGAAACAAATGACTCAAAACAAATTAGAGAATTTGTGCTTAATGTACCATCAACTGATATTAAAAAAGTTGATACTAAAATTGCTGAGATAAACAGAATTGGTCTTGCTCGTAAAAGAACTGTTGTGTGTAAAGAGACACAAAAAGAATTTGATGCTGATGTAGAATTTGATATTTCAAGTTTTTTCGTAACTGGCTCTTAACTCACACCCCTGAAGAAATTACCAAATATGTAGATGGTATGGAAAAAGATTTAAGGGCCTTAACTAGACAAATTCATGAAATGTGTTGGTATATGAGGGGAAGTATATCATTAAGCGAGGCATGGATGATGGAATCACAGGATCGTGCAGATGTTTTTACATTTGTTAAAGACAACATGGAACGATATAAAAAGTCCATGGTGCCTGTAGTCTAATAGCTTGGGTCTAAAATTTCTTTACAAGCATTATACCAGTATCTACCTGAATCTCGTAAACTCTCATTAGCAGTTCTTAATTTTTCCATTTGCTTTTCTAACGATTTAAATTTTGCTTCTGTAATAGGCTTACCTGAAGTCGAAAGTTTTTCTAGATCATCTAAAACTTTATCTATGGCAGGACAGGTCTCATGTGATACTTTTGGAGACTTTGACTTCAGGCGCATATATATTTTCCGCGGTTGATACTTGTCAAGGAGTTTACGGATTTTTTCGTGTGTGTGGATGATTTTCATAACAAAATTATTTAAAGTCAGAGCTAGGGTAATAAACATTGTGTTAACCAATATAGTAACTGTTAACTGTTAGATTTGCTCTAAAGAGCAAAATATCAACTTCGTTGATTTACAGTTTCTAAGTTAATTTAAATGATAAATGTATTTGCTTATTACCAAGATTTGGCCATACTCCACCCTAGTAAAGGGCGGAGTATCTCATTACCAGAGACAAGTCATCTAACCTACGGAACCTTACAGAGGCGGTCGTCCTTCAACCCCTATTATTCCTACTCCATACGACGGAACTTATATGTACCCAAGGTTAGCAGTTTACATATAAGTTAATGGTTGCTTTTTCTCAGAGCCATTATCTTTTCAGCCTTTACGTTCAGCTGTTCACGTGCGACATCAGATTCACCACCTTGTCTCGGCGCATTTCTGAGATATCAAATCACTAGAGTCGCTATATTGCCTATATTAGAATTTTGTTAGTAGATGTTTGCCTGCTTTTTTCTCTGTGTTCTGTGTAATGTTTGTTAGCATAATAGGAAATGCATAGAAAGGTCAACCTTTTTTTACAAATATTATTAACAGGTTGACAAATATCAAATAAATGCTATAGTATAAGCTAAATTTAATTGACATAAAGGCTGACTAATGAGTGGTACAAAATCCAAAAATAAAGGCAAAACATACGAAAGAGATGTTGCAAATCATCTTACAGAATTATATGGAGAGTCATTTACAAGGGTTCCTTATTCAGGTGCGTTTGTAGGCGGGCAAAATATTTCAAGAACAGAAACATTATCTGAAGGACAAACGAGAGGATTTAAAGGTGATATTATACCACCTGAAACATTTCCTTATCTTGTTATTGAAGCAAAACACTATGGCGAGTTTCAGTGGCACAACCTTGCATTAGGAGAACCTATCAAACAATTAAATGAATGGATTAAACAGGCAAGAGAATCTTGTGAAGCACAAGACAAGTGGATATTGTTTGTAAAAATATCTCGTCAAGGCTCATTTGCATTATGGGATCCTAATCAATGGAGAATGGAATATTTTAATATGTATCCTGCAGACCCTGAAAATGTATTCACTTACATGGAATGGTCAAGATTCTGGTACATGAATAAAAAAGCATTCAAGGAGCAAAGTGCTAAACCTATGATTATTGAAACTGTTGAAGAAGAAAATATTAATTCAGAGTTAGAAGATACAACAGAGTCGAATCCTGTTTCATAATATCATCCAAAATATCTTGTACATCACCTAGGCCTTTTGCTGAACCATCTTTGAATGATTTAGTCATTGTTCTGTGTTCTTTGATAGCATCTTCGATTTGCTCTACACTATCGTAATCAGCTAATTGTACACCGCCTTGATCAACTGATATTCTGCCATCATAACCCATCCAGGCTTCAACTAGATCATCAATTAATGGTGCCACATTTGTATACCACTTACATAATGCTTCATGCTGGGCAAACGATCTTGTTTGCCAATGCCAATATCTAACTTGGTTTAATAATTCTAATGTTGTTCTTGTATATTGTTCTACCATACGTATAATCCTAAATAAAAGGCAAGTGCTATAATAAATGCCCAAAATAATAATCTACTCATAATGTAATATTTATACGTTACCTACTAATTCTAGATCATTATCAAAAGTGGTAAAGCCGTGTTCCTTAATTACATTTAATATATTTGTTACTCTTCCTACCAATTCATCTCTGTGTGATATTAAGAATACATTTTTATTTCGTTCTCTGCCCATTTTCTTTAATACAGCAATAGCAGATTCAACACCTTGTGTATCCATACCCGAATCAATTAATTCATCGATAAACAATAAGTTTAGCTGATTAGATGTTGTTTCAAATACATCTCTGAATGCCCAAGATAATCCAAGTATTAATCTGTTTCTTTCTCCTCTACTTAAATTATCAAAATCAAGCTCTCTACCAAGCTCAGTAATCATCACAGTTAAATCAGATTGGAATACTACTTCATGTGGTAATCCTACTGTATCTAAATAATGATTCAATCTTGAATTCAAATAGTTTAAGTTCTGATCAATAATTTTCTTTCTAATAAACGAATCTTTGCTTGTTAACAATCTATACAAAAACTCTTGATGTTCTTTTAAACTTGTTAAACTGTTAATTGTAGCATAATCTATTACTTCTATATTTTTTTGTTGCAGTTCATCTATCTGTTCTTGAATAGGATTAGTTTCTGTTTGTTCACGTTTTTCTTCAGACTGCAATGCTTCTAAGTTCTGTCTATGCTGATATGCTTCGTTCATAGTATTGTAGTATACAGACGGTTTAGTACCTATATTGTATGTGTTGCTTGTATGCGACGATATTATTGTATGTACGTTTGTATGCGACGATGTATGTGTTGTATTGTTTGTTGTATGTGTATGTGCCGACGATAATTGTTGTATACTATTGTATGTGGTTTGTATTTGCGTTTGCGTTGTATGTGATTGATTTTCGGTCTCCATCAGTTCTTTCTTAGCAGACTCCAGTATTTGATCATGTTCATCACTATTGTGCAATGCTTGATCACACGTGGGACACCTTTTGTCCTCTAGTGTAGCAATATTGTTTTTAAGACGCTGTACAGAGCTGTCTAGCTGTTTAAACGTGCCTATAGACTGTGTTAACTCTCGCTTCAACGATTGCAATGTAGTGTTATCTTGGTTCCATTTAACCAGCAGTTCATGACTGTCAATCTCTTCATCAATGTTCACTTTGTTTAACTGTGCAATGGAAGAACGCAATTCAACTAACCGCTTTTCATGTGCATCATCCCATGCTTGTAATTTGATTCTAAACTTTCTAATGGTGTCTTCTACCTTGCTGTTAGACCGTTTGACTGTATCGATTCTGGCTTCTTCACGTGTGATATCGTCTTTGATACTTTTGATTTCGTCTCTGAGCTTGCCAGCTTTTTCACTTAATTTTGTAATCCCGAGGAGCTCTTCAATCACTTCTCTTTGATCCCCGGCCTTCATTGCCAAGAAAGGTTCGTTGTACGTGTTCAAGGCCACAATGTGTTTGAACATCAAATGGCTCATTCCAAATATGCGTTCTACTTCTTGTTGGGTAAGTCTCGAATCCCCTTGGGCTTCGTTGGTGTCTGTGTCGTTTACTACAGCATCATCACATATAAACTTGAATATGTTTGGCTTACGACCACGTTCAATTCTGTAGCTGTGACCGTCTTTGTCAAACTCCACAGTCACAATCATGTTCTTGCCGTTGGTCTTGTTGATCAAATTGTCACGTCTAATATTGTTCAATGCTATACCGTATATGGCATAGGATAGTGCATTTATGATAGTAGTCTTACCTGTTCCATTTCGAGATCCATCACCTCCTAGGTCCAAGTTATTGCCCAATACCAGTGTCATGCCTGGTGTGTCAAAGTTCACTGCCTGCACAGAATTACCCACACTCAGAAAGTTTTTAATTGATATGTTTTTTAGTTTTATCATAGTCTTGTGTATATCTCTACTAGTACGTTGTTGTCAAAAGTTTCAGACTCCAGTTTTTTCAACTGTTCGATCACAATTTGATCCACTGACTGAAACTTGATTTCGCCTGCAAATTCTATTTCATCCTCAGCATCTTTCTGTGGTAGAAGTGCCAGCTCTCTGAGTTGATATGATTCTGTGAGATTCTCACGAATATAGTTGGCTTCTTCATATGAAATATCTAGGTCCACTTTCACTCTACAATATGTGTTGGCCTGCAATACTGTTTCTGTGTCTGCCAGCAGTTTGCTCAATTCAATAGTTCTGTATCTTGGAGCATCTGGCCAAACTTTGTACACAGGATCTTGCCCCCATTCCAGCAACATACATCCACGATTGTCATCCCAGGCGTCAGCATAGTTGTGAGGGAAGGCATTACCTATGTATGAAATGTTTCCTGAATGCTGACGCTTGTGGAAGTGACCCGTGAACACATGGCCCACGTTCTTGAAATGATCTGCCTGTATTGTTCCTGTGTCTGGCATCTCAACCATGGCGTTCATTTTGAAGTTGGGCAGTTCAAAGTGTCCAAACATATATTTGGCTTTGATTTTTTTTATTTTTTTCCACTCATCTTCAACCATCCAAGGTACTATGGCTACATCACCTTCAAGAAATAGATCGTTGATAACCTGTACGTTTTCAAATTCATCTGCAAAAGGCACAGATGATATTTCACGTTTGTCTCTGTAAAAGAGATCATGATTACCAACTATAAAATAAACTTTTTCAAATGCTTTAGATATTCTACGAATATTACTCATAGAATAGTTCAATGTTGACACATTGATTGATGATCTGTGATGATGCCAATCACCTAAAAATATACATTGCTTGGCACCAAACTCTTTGGCTTGATCAATAAACCAGTGAATATATGCTTCACAGTCATTGTTGTGTTGACGTGAATTGTTCTTCATGCCAAAATGAATATCAGTGAAACAAGCTACTTTGTCGAATAACTTACTTTTTTCTTTTTGCATGACCTAAAATCTGTTCTCCGTGTTTTGCTTTTTGTTTTTCTTCATGCTCAATCTGTCTTGTGAAAGATGGAGTCTGCCCAGCTTCTTGTAAAAGATCATCTCTTAGACTTTGATGTTTCTTTTCCATGTTCAATACTCTGGTAAAAGAATTGGTTATTGCCGCAGTATAATATGCAAATGGATTATCAGACTTGGATTCATCAAACTGTAAACCAATCATACTCAATTGCAATAGTGCTTGTGATTGCATTTCATCATTGTAAGTGTACCCACGCCAGTTAGATCTTGTACCATATCTTTGACACAGTTTCATATACATATGACCTAGCTTGGGAGTTATTGATCCATGATCCAAACTAAATTGATTGTGTGATGCATAATGGCTTTTGCCAACTTCTACTAATTCTTTCTTTTCATAATTTTTAAATTTATAATGTTTGAAAGGAACAAAATTTAATTTCACTTTGGTATCTGCAATAGTTTTGTGATTGCTTTTTCTATCTAGATCATCTGGAATATGATCAAATGTTTTAACTCTAAAAATCAAGTCCTCAATTGGAATTGATTTTGGATCAATGGCGTGTTCATCCATTGTAGTTTTTTTAACTTTTAATCCCAATGCTTCAATTTTTTGTTCTGACAGTCTTTTTGCTCTAACGAGTCTAGCTTCTTTTATTGTATTTCTGTTAATTTTTTTAACTTCGTCCAATATCAAATCAAATTGATGATATTCTGGTTTTTCATAGTAGCAGTAAGACGTTTTACTTTTATGGATTTCTGCTAATAAATCCTTGTTATTTAAATATTTTGTTCTAGCCATACGTAGATTAATCCTTACATTTCATACACAACTAACAATATACACTAAAACAAGGGTGTATGTCAAGTCTTTAAAATACCAGTTAATGATGACAATAAATAATATTAACAGGTATTATTAAAATGGCAAATTCAGATTACAGAGTAAAATTACGAGCTAAACCAGGGGCTAAAGATTTGGTATATCCAAAAACTTCAGACCTCATGAGACCTATTGCTAATACCAATGGATTGATATTTCCCTACTCTCCAGAAATTCAAGTCAACTTAGGTACTCCTGCTTATAGCTCATACGATATTCCGCATACTAACTATGAATATTTTGCATGGAATAAATCAACCTCCCCTTCACTCACAGTTAATGGTCAGTTCACAGCCAACACATATGAAGAAGCCAGATACCTGTTGGCTGTGCTGAACTTTTTTAAAATTGTGTGTAGAGGAGAGTTTGGATTAGACAATAGTGTGAGAGCTGATACTAGAGGTGCTCCTCCACCAACTTTACTCTTTTCTGCATATGGTCCATATATGTTTAAAAATTTACCTGTTCTTGTAAGAACTGTTACACTAGGTTTACTAAATGATGTTGATTATGTACCAGCTGGTCCACCAGAAAGTCCAGGTGGAACAACGAGTGTTAAAACTGTAGCGGAAGGTCTTGCACAAACTTATGTGCCAGCATCATGTATTATGTTTATCGACTTGGTTGTAGCACCAGATCCTGGCGATGTAAGAGATCATTTCAGTCTTGAAAGTTTCAGAACTGGAAAATACATCGAAGGACAAAACGCAAACGGATCTAAGAGTTTCTACTAATGCCATATAAAAATAATCCATACAACAAAAAAAGCATATACCGAGATAGTAGAATAGTTGATGACTATCTAGGAGTAGTTGAGAATATTCCTTATGTTCCAATTAGAGATGATGACGAATTTTATGTTATTCCAGCTGAATATGATAAAAGACCAGACTTGGCCGCATACGCATTTTTTGGTAGTACTAGATTATGGTGGGTATTTGCCAAAAGAAATATAAACATTTTAGTTGACCCTATAGAAGATTTCGAAGCCGGCACAGAAATAAGAATACCAGATCCGGCAACAATAAAAAATAGATTAGGAAGTTAATATGGCGGAATTTATTCCTCATGATGATCCCAGAAGGAAAGTCGTTGTTCCAGATGAAACTAAATCAGGTGGAGACAACACACCTCAAGTTTATCAAAAAACAAGTATAGATAATGAAACTAGACCTGTAACAGGTATAACTAATCAATCAACGGTTGGAGAATCTGATGCAGTATTGGCAGATGAAGATCAAAATGCAGAAGTCAGCGAAAGAGAAAAAGATATTGAAAAACAAAAAGATGATTTAATAGTTGATGTTTATCCATACTGGGATAAAAATCCTTTAGATCAATATTCTAAACCAACATATCATTTTAGAATGTTCATGACTAGCATTGATGCATCAAAAGAATTTCTTAGAAAAATGGCAGATCAACAAGCCACAGATACTAATGAAAGAGTTGGTGAAAGAGAATTGGAATCCTTGTCTTTTGCAGAAAACAGTTTTGTATTTGATGACAGTGGCGGAGAGCCAAATGCAAAAATTATTGCGGAAACTGCCTCGTCAGTTATCTCAATTACAGATGTACAAATGGAAAGTATTGTTGCTCCAACAAGAAACGATCCATCAACAACATTAAACTTTGAAATTGAATTAACAGAACCACAAGGTGTTACAATTTTAGAACAAATGTGGAAGGCGGCTTATATATTAGGGCTTGATAATTTTTATGACTCACCTGTATTTTTAGAATTATGGATGATTGGTGCAAAGAAAGGCGGCGAAGATGCTGGAGTACCAACAAGAATACCACACACTAATAGATTGTGGGCTTTAAAGTTTAATAAGTTTTCATATGAAGTAACTGAAAGAGGTTCAGTAACAAAATGTTCCGCGGCACCATATGGCGAACAGGCTAAAGAATCAGGTATTGTTAATATACCAAAAAATATTAAACTTTCAGGTATTGATACTTTACAAAATTTTTGTGATAGATTTTCATTTGAACTAAATGAATTAGAACTAGATAGATTAGCAGTTGATAAATTTCAAACTGATTCTTTTGAAATCAGAATTGATGAAGCAATCAAAAATTTAAAGTCTGCTCAGTTAAAAGGTGAAACATTAGATATACATAGAAAAATGTTTAGCGATGATGCTAGAACTACAGACAATCCAGAGCAAGATCAAAAGTCAACAGCACAGGCACAGCTAAAATCAGCTGAAGGAACACAATCAATATACATTTATAAAGGACAAACAGTACAGCAAACAATACTAGATGTACTAGCATCAACAGACTACTGTCAAAATCTTGTTGTTAAGGCAAAAGGTGCTCAATCTGATTCTACTGATGCTGATGCATTAACTGAAAAAAATATTATGAAACAGTTATTAAGTACAGTCTTTACTATAAATGTAGATGTTATACCAGGAGATTTTGATGTAATCAGAAACACGTATGCTAAAACATACATTTACACAATTACACCATACAATACATTTAAACCTAGAAATGATACCAGTGATATTACACAAGAAGAAATGTTAAAAATTTTACAAGAACAATTAAAGCCGGCTGAAAAGGCAGGAGATAAACTTAGAGGCAATAAAGTAAGAGGATTATGTAAAATTTACGATTACATTTATACTGGTGTTAATGACAAAGTTATGGATTTTAATATTGAATATAATAATCAGTACTTCATGCCAACTGAAGCTCTTAAAGGTGTGTTTAGATCTATCAAAGGTTCTGTTATGCACAAATCATGGGAAGCTGATTACAAACTTTTAAAATCTTACAAAGAAAAACAAAGTGCATTAAAAGAACTATTTAGAAGTTACAAAGCAAGTTATACAAAAATGAAATCTTTTCCACCCGGCAGTGAAGAATATAAAGCATTACAAGAAACTGTAAAACAACAAGAAGCCGAAGTTAAAAAACAAAGACTAGCTTTAAAAAATGAATATTTAAAAACTGTAGGTTCCGATTCAGATGAAGCAAAAAGATTAGTAGGTGCAGACCAAGAATTACAAAATTATTTAAATGAACAAACTGATGGAACTGGTGTTGGCGGCGAAGATTTATCAGGTCAAACACAACAACAAAGAGCTGATAAAGTCTATGGTTCAGGCAATCCAAGATTAGGTGGTGCAAAACAACAACTTCCATCGTCATATATTGGTAATGCAAAAGCATACATTGAACAAATACCATTAAGTGAACTTAAAACAGCTTTTGAAAAAGAAAACACCATGACAAGAATACCAATGGCGGCGGCATCTTACTTTCAAAACGAAGCTGATGCTGACGAATCTCCAGAATCAAAGGTTGGTAAACTTGATCCTAACTCAGCTCAAAGTGTTTTAGGATTTATAAATTTTAAAGCGGCAGAAACACAGGCATTTATTCTTCAAGTTGAAGAAATGGTACAAGCATCTATGACAATACGTGGAGATCCTTTTTGGATTATGCCTTCTGACAAATATTACAATCCAGATACAACCCACGCAATGAATCCTTATTGTAATACGTCAGAAATTGTATTTAATTTTTACAATCCTGTAAGAAAAGATGCAGATACTGGACTTACAACACAAACTTTAATTGATGATAATGGTAAATTAATAGCAAGAGATGATTTTACAAGTTCGTTGTATCAAGTTACTAGAATAAATCATTCATTTAGTGGAGGATTGTTTACACAACAATTACAAATGATACGTTCAACAAGAGTATTTTTTGATAGGCTAGGAGTTGACTTTAGAAATCCTGCATCCGGAAAAGCACAAATAACCAGAGGTGTAGTAGATTCAATAACAGGAACAGTAAGTAAATCACCGGGCGGTGCTGGCGGTACACAACCAGTCGGAGGAGTATAATAATATGTCATTCACAACAACTAAAAAAAGTGCATTTAAAACACCATTAGGAAAAACATACGAAGACCAAATGAAGAGCAATCGTAAGAGTGCTTCTAACTTAACTGGCATTCATCTTGGTAGAGTTATGGAAATTTCTGATTATGCGGCCAAGATGGGTTATATGTTGGTCAACGTAGAAGGTCAGTCTGCATCAGATCCAAATAATAGAAACAACTGGATACCTGTAGCATGGACTTCTCCATTTGCAGGTGCAACAAATGTAAATGAAAACACAAAAGACAATATTAGCTCACAAAGTACACAAACTTCTTATGGAATGTGGATGCAACCACCAGACGTAGGCAACATGATACTAGTTGGTTTTGCAAGTGGTATGGCTTATTGTTTAGGTTGTGTATTTCATGAATATGCTAACCACATGATACCAGGTATTGCGGCTGGAAAAGTTTCTTATAGAGATGAACCTGATAAAAATATTAAAGATCAGTTTGTTCCAACAACTGAATATAATAAAAAAGATTCTACGTCAGTTAATTCTATGGATTTTGCAGAAAATCCATTTAGAGATAAAAATGCAAATATTGAAAATACCATGACAAATGAATTTGCTGTAGCTGAAACTAAATCCATGGACAATGTTGATAGGGCAGAACACCCATTCTACGAAAGACTACTTGAACAAGGTCTAGAAAAAGATACAAAAAGAGGTTTAACAGATTCAACAGTAAGAAGAGAATCTCCATCAAAAGTTTTTGGTATACTTACACCAGGCGGTCATCAATTTGTAATGGATGATGCAGGTTACCAACCTAAGATAAGATTTAGAACTGCCGGCGGTGCTCAAGTATTGTTAGACGATGCAAATGGAATTGTTTATGTTAATAATAAAAAAGGAACAGCATGGGTTGAACTAGGTGCAGATGGTGATGTACAAGTTTTTGGTGCAAAATCAATTTCTATGAGAGCTGAAGAAGATTTCAACATTAGAGCAGATAGAGATATCAATATTGAAGCGGGTAGACACGTGAAAATTAAAACAAATAGTGTGACAGATACAACACAACCAAAAACAACACAAGATGTTGCGGCACTAGAAACAACTGATGTTGGTTATGATCCAATAACAGATGGTAATCTTCATATTGAAACAGCAGGTGATGTAAAAATTAAAGCTGGTTCAAGTATAAATGCAAGTGCATTTCAAAGTACAACAATTTACAGTAATCTAAATAATACATTTACAGCAATTGGTACTAATTCATTCTCTTCTGCTTTCCATTTAGAAACAGCAGGACAAATACACATGAATGGTCCAATAGCAACTGTGGCTTTACCTGTTGGCGGAATAGAACATCCATGGACAGATGAAGATATATCAAAATATATTAATGTTCAGCAAGATAGAGTAGCTGAAACGCCACGAAATTCATCAAGAAAAACAACAGAAACCAAATCGATAGTTACAAAATACCCAACTAGAGAGCCATACCCAGGGCATTAAAGTACTAAATATTCTTTATTGTTAAACTGAAATATAGTTTAATCATTAGCAAAGGAGAATTGTAATGTTTGGAATTGACAAAAAATGGATTTTACTTGCAGTAGTAGTAATCGCAGTAGGCGGTTGGTTTGCATGGGATCATTATACAAAAGTCCCTACAGAAGTACCAGCAGTTGAAAAAACAAATTAATACGATAAGTTATAAATAAACTTATTAAAGTTTCCTCCACAAAAAAAGCCCGGTGCGTGTAATACATCCGGGCTTTTTTATTTTTAAAGCTATAAACTTTGTTATAGGCCTATAACAAATTAGGCTACGTTTGAAAGTTTAGTTCTCATTACTTGATACTTCACTGGCCATCTGCCTCTTTGAGTCATTTTTGGCTTGAAAACAAGACTTCTTACGTCATAGTTTTGTTCTCTTAACTCAAAGATTCTCGCATATGGAGAAAGAATTTTGTACCTTGATACTAATTCTTTCGCTGTCACAGTTTTACCAGTACCTTTGTAGTAATGAAGAATTTTCTGCTTCTGTGTCATTTTAGTTTTTGACATTGTAGTTTCCTCTTTCTTTAAAGTCTGTGTAGAACTATTTCTACGCAACATCTTTATTAATGTTTCAATCATACTCTTAATATACAACTAATAGTTGGTTTTGTCAATTTTAAATTTACCAATTTATTGTTTTGCATATTTTTTAAGGTATGTTGTGTTGTCAATCCATTTTCCATCATGCATAAATCCCCAGTCTTTCCGCTTTTGGCCCATGAAAAATAAACTCCAACAAGGAATTTCATTTCCATCTTTGTCTTTGGCTAATTCTAACCAATGTAGGTCTTCAGCTTTTCTAAATCTTAATGATCCAGGACCTCTCCAAAATCTGCCTTCCGGCGTATTTTCCCAATATCCACCTTTAAGTATAAATGCTCCCCAGTTCCATGGATGATCATGAAGCTTTGGTTCATCGCTTACCAATACTTTGTGTAGTGTAAAATTGAATGGAAAGTCTTTCCTGTCTTTCAAGAAGACATAGTACCTAATCAGATATGGTATTGCACCGCTTCTGTCGGTAATTACTCGTTTTCTACCCAAATTTTCAAGTAGCTTTAACAACATAAGTCACATTGTATTACACAACTTGTGATATGTCAACCGAATTCTATAAAATATGATCTACTAATTTAAATTCAACCAACTGTTTGGCTGTAAGATATTGATCAGATGGGTTATTGAATTTTTTTCGTACATCTGTCAAGCTATAACCTGAGGCATCTCTTAATATTTGCATACATCTTTGCTCACAGTTATTGTTTTCTTTCATTTGTGCTCTCATGTCATGCATTTTAGCATCAATGCTATCACTATGTTGATGATTCATTATACCAGTGTTTTTACCAATGTATCTTTCACCATGTTTTCCACTAGCCAATATCAAAACACCGGCACTCATTACAGCACCAATTCCAATAGTTGAAATATGATGGTAACTGTTCTTCATGATATCAACAAGTGCAAACGTTTCGTACAAATCACCGCCTGTTGTGTTTACATATAGCTTTAATGTACGTTTTGGCTTCTTAGATAAGTTTGATGATAATATCCACTTGATACATTTACTGATATTTTCTTCTGATATTTCACCATTAAGATAAAAGATATCATTATCCTGCAGACTTATGTCTACTCTATCGTCTGCTGTATATTGTTCGTATTTTTTCATAGTTATATTAGCTGATAATTTATTAATATTTATAAAATTCACCTAAAATTAAAACACTACATAATAGCACACATAAATATCATTATAACTATAGATTAAGAGATACAATGGCATACGGAAATACAGGAAATTCTGGCGGAGCAGTAGGACAAGCGGCTAATACTACCACTACTGTTACCTCATCTATAACTAAAACCGATATGGGTTTTGGAACAAAAATCTATAGAGGTTTCAGTTCCAAACTAGGCGGTATAAAATCAGAAGTTTCTGACATGGATTTAATCAAGCAGGATTTACTAAATCATTTTTACACTAGAAAAGGTGAACGTTTAATGAGTCCTGAATTTGGATCAATTATTCAAGACATGGTGTTTGAACCACTTGATGAAGACAACAAAGAATTAATTCTTGAAGACGTAAAAAATGTGGTTGAAAGCGATCCACGATTAATATTAGAAACAGCTTTTCTTGATCAATTAGAAAATGGCTTAAGAGTCAATATCCAAGCAAAAGTAAAGCCAGGTAACAAATCCTTACAATTGAGTTTAGATTTTGAAACTGAGGCTTCAACGGAGGCAATTTTATAATGAGTCAGGTAATAAGACAAAATAATTTATTTGCGGCAGAAGATTGGAAAACAATCTACAGAATTTTTACACAATCAGATTTTAAATCATATGACTTTGACACAATTAGACAGTCAATGGTCAACTATATGCAAGTCAACTTTCCAGAAGACTTTAATGATTACATTGAATCATCTGAATTTATTGCCATTATTGATTTGTTAGCTTTCCTAGGTCAGTCACTTGCGTTCAGAATTGATTTGAACTCTAGAGAAAACTTTTTAGACACAGCAGAGAGAAGAGAATCAATTTTAAAACTTGCAAAACTTCTTTCTTACAAACCATCACGTAATCAACCAGCAAGAGGTATCGTAAAAATAAAATCAATTACTACTTCAGAACCAATTACAGATGGCGAAGGTATAGATTTACAAAACAAAAAAGTTTTTTGGAACGACTCAGCAAACTTAAATTGGTATGACCAATGGTTAAGAGTAATGAATGCATCTTTTGATTCAACCAATACATTTGGTAGTCCGGTAAAATCAGATATTTTACAAACAATACCAACAGACATTTATTACATGAACAACTTAAAACAATTTGATGTTGTTAGAGCATTTAATTCTAACATAAAAGGTCAAAGTAGATCATTTGAAATTGTTAATATTGATATATCAGATGCAAAACAATTAAAAGAAGTAGAACCAGATCCGTTTTCACCATTCACTATGATTTATAGAAATGATGGAACTGGAAATTCGTCAGCAAACACAGGTTGGTTCTTGTACTTTAAAGAAGGTATTCTTGAAAGCGAAGATTTCACTTTTGATTCACCGTTGCCAAACAGAAATATCAATATTGATGTTGATAATATTAACGAGTTTGACGTTTGGTTACAACAAGTTGATAGTAATGGTACTCCAATACTATCATGGGACAAAGTACCAGCAGTATCAGGCAACAACATTGTTTACAATTCACTAGCATTTAATAAAAGAAATGTTTTTACAGTTGAATCAAGAAACAATGATAGAATTTCAATTAAGTTTCCAGATGGAAACTTTGGTAATGTTCCAGTTGGAACATATAGAGCATGGTACAGATCATCATTTGGTAGTGGCGAAGCTATTGCACCATCTGATATAGCAAACAAAACTATTACTGTACCTTATGTAAACAAAGAGAATCAAGTTTACGATTTAACAATTACATTTGATCTTCAATATGCAGTAACAAACTCACAGCCAACAGAATCAGATCAAAATATTAAATTTAATGCAATTAAAAATTACTATGCACAAGATAGAATGATTAGTGCAGAAGATTATAATATATTTCCTATTGTAAAAGTTTCTGATATACAAAAAATTAAATCAATTAATAAAACCCACCAAGGTCATTCAAGATATTTAGATATCAATGATCCAACTGGTACTGTAGCAAGTGTTAATATGCTTGGTGAAGATGGAATAATTTATAGACAGCCTAATAATGCAAGAAGTACAGCAACTATTGTAGACCAAGATACAACAGGTGCATTTAACTATCTCAATACTGTAAGAACTGTTATTCAACCAATGCTTGAAAATAAAAATTTACAAAATTATTTCTTTGACACATATAAAAAATCAATTACAGATCAAATAAACAATGCAAATGCATTTAGTTTAGAAAATGATTCATCATATAACAAAGTAACATGGAAAACATTTCCTGATGCTGTTGAATCAACTACTGGTTATATCTATCAAGGTTCAAGTTCAAAAGAAAATGCATTTATGGTTTACTTGAACCCACAAAACAACGAAGCAAAATTAAGTTATATAAGACCAGGAACAAAATTAGAATTCACAAATGAAAATAGAAGCTCAGTCATATGGGCAACTGTTGTGTCTATTGCAAATGATGGATTTATGTTTACAGCAGATACAGTAGGATCTATTACACTTGATAGTGCTATTCCAAATGGATTTAAATTAAGAACAGTTATTCCAAATCTTAGATCAACACTAACGTCAGGTGAACAGTCGGAAGAATTTAATATTGAAGCAAAAATGAAGTTGAATGAAGACTTTGGTTTAGGTTATAATTTCTGGGATAGTGCATCTAGAAAAGAAGGTTGGTATATTATTGAACAAGAAAATTTAGACTTAACATCAAACTTTGCATATTCAAGTAAAGGTACTACAGCAGATTCAAGTTGGTTATTATATGCTCACAAAGATCCAAATACAAATATCTATAGTTTCACAGTAAGAGGATTAGAATACATTTTTGAATCTGATAACGCAGTAAGATTTTTTAATGTTAAAGATTATAAAAACATTGATGTTAATACAGGCTTGGTAATTAGAGATCAGATTGTATTACCAAAAACTAATAAAGATATTAACGATGCAAATTTAGATCGTCCTATAAAGTTTGCAGTTGATGATGGTTTTACTGAACCAGATGGTTTTGTAAATGCAAGAAAAATTAAAGTTTCAAACTTTGATGGCGACGAAGATGGTATGCCAGACAATCCAACAGCACATGAAAAAATTATACCTTATAACAAATACATTGTTCTTGAATCATATGAAGATTTTGACGGATACACATATTACAAAATAGCAGGTGATTCAGAAGATCAATCAGCAATAGCAACTGACTATTATGTAAGTGTTAGTCCAGATCAGCCACATGGTTATCTATTTGGTACAACTGGCTTTGCTGAAGCTGGAGATAAAAATACAGACATTGTATTATATAGAGGACAAACATACACTTTCCATTTAAACTTAACAGGACATCCTTTCTGGATTAGAACTACTTTAAGTGCAAATAATGGAATAGGTGTACAGAATGGTTGGTCGGTAACATCTGCACACAACGGTAAACAGACAGGAACATTTACATTTACAGTTCCATCTAACGCACCAGATGATTTATTTTATGCTTGTCAGTTTCATCAGGCAATGCAAGGAAACATTAAAGTACAAGATTTTGATGAAAATACAGCAAAAGTTAAATTTGTAAAAACAGGAACATCAACTCCATACTTTGGATTTTATGAAGGTAGTGTAACAGGCGGCGAAATTAAAGAAGCAACATATCAAGGCGGTTACTGGACTACTGAACATAATGGTAAAACTTATAGAGCATATGAAGGAAGATCATATACATCTACAAATCCATTGTTCTTCCAATATAAACATACTGCACCTAGAGATCACAGAATTGATCCAAGTATCAGTTCTGTTATTGAAATGGTTGTTTTACAAAAAAGTTATTATGCTGATTTAGTTTCATGGAAAGCCAATCAAAAAACAATTTCAGAATTGCCACCAAGACCAACAAACACAGATTTATCTTTAGTGTTTAATGAAATTGAAAAATATAAAGCATTGGGTGATCAAATTGTTTATACACCAGCAAAATTTGTTTTATTATTTGGTGATCAAGTTGAAGATGAAAAATTAAAAGCAACTTTCAGATGTATTAAAACACCTGGAGCAACTATCACTGACAACGAAGTTAAAACAAGAGTAGTTGATGCTATTAATACTTTCTTTGATATAAACTTCTGGGAGTTTGGTGACAGTTTCTTCTTTACAGAACTAGCGGCATATATTCATACACAATTAAAAGGTGAATTGGCTTCTATTGCTATAGTTGGTAAAGATGACGAATCAGTATTTGGTGACTTATTCCAGCTGACCGCAAATAATAACGAACTATTCATGAGTACTGCTACAGTCAATAACGTAGAAATTGTAACTAACTTTACAGGCAGTAACTTAAGAGCTTCAGGAGAAATTGAAACAGCGTCAGTTGGCGCATCTTCTGGCTCAACAGGAGTAAGAACTGATGCTAGAAGTGGTGGTTCTTCAGGATCATCAGGTTCAGGCGGATCATCTGGAGGTTACTAATGAATACAAAAGTAATTAGAAAATTACCTGGTTACCTACAAAACCCAAAACTTGAATCATTTTTTGATTCAACAGTTGAGCAATGGTTTAAAAAAGGTGAAGCTGATTATGTTGATGGATACATTGGTCGTAGAGCAGGAACAATTTACGATGCCAACAAAGATTTTTATGTACCTGAAATATCTAAAAATAGACACTACTATCAATTAGAACCTACAGCAACAATTAGAGATACTGAAACAGCATTAATTGATCAAGAAACATATTATGATGAATTAATAAGCTATCTAAATTATTACAACGCACCAACTGAAAATCATAACAAACTATTTTCACAGGATTATTATACTTTTGCTCCGCCAATTGATATTGATAAGTTTGTTAACTATGAAAATTATTATTGGTACCCAGATTTAGATTTAAACTTACCTACTGTAAAAATTGCAGGTAATGAAGATAAAAATATTAATGTTACAACAGAAATTATTGGAAAATCTGAATATACATCACCAACAGGAATTACTTTTTCATCTGGTATGTTTATTGAATTTGTTGAAGACACATACGTAACACCGGTTAGTGCAATTAATGATGCATCTGGAAATAAAATTAGATATTTTGTTGAAGGTGTTGGATCAGAAGAAGGTATTAGACTTGTACCAACTAGTAGTTTACCAGCAACATTTTTTAAAGTAAATGATTTACCATGGGACTCATCAATTGACGATGTAGGTAGTACTGGTGATGGATCATGGGACGCAGATGGTGTGTCAGGTTGGAAACCTATCAACAATGGATCTAATACACAATATTATAATACATTTGGTTACTTCAATGATGGTAAAGAAATTCCACTCAGTGCAATAGTAATTGGAGAGACAGTTTCAAACCCAGTTGATTTATTATCAAGAGGTAGATGGGATACAGCACCATCGGCCGCAGGACAAGATTATATTACTATTGAAAGAGGTGCAGAAGATCAAAATCCTTGGTCAAGAACAAACGGCTGGGCTAACAAAAATACATTAACAGATTTTAAATCAGTTACACAGGTTGTTAAAACTTATCACAACTGGGACGATGACGAAGGAACAGGCTATGATGATATTTACTGGGATGAATCGTATATAGTAACTGAATCACCTTTCACATTAGATGAAACAAGAAGAGCAAGAAGACCAATTATTGAATTTGAAAGAAATTTAGAATTACACAATTACGGAAAAATTCATATACAAGATGTTGATGTTGTTTCTGATGGCGTTAACAAAATTGATATTGAAGGAAATCCAGAATATACTGTTGATGGCATTGCATTGCAAAATGGCCATAAAATGTTATTTAAAAACAATCAAGATGTGCAAAGTTATGTACCATGGGATGCAGATGATATAGCATGGGACCAAGATACAGACAATGATCCTACCACAGGCGGTATTGAATCATTTCTTGCTCAAGCAGGACAAACAGTATTCAATCTTCAAGATTCATTGAGATCACAAGACACTATTTTACTAAATGGTGATCTGCAAAAAGTCGATGAAGACTTTACAGGTATTGGTACAAAAACTTTAACATTTAACACGCCATTACAAAGTGGTAATATTGTAAAAATATCACATGGTGGTGGTACAGGTGGTGACATAGGTTGGGATATTAATGATTTATTTGTTGACAGTACTTCTTCTTTATGGACAGTATCTGGTGTAGGTACAAGTATTGGATTAACACAATTAGATTTAGCTGTTATTGACTATGATAAAGTTACTGTTAGACTTGGATTAGCAAATGAAGGTAAAGAATACTATTGGTTGAATAACAGATGGAATGAAGGTCAAACAAAAACTAAAATTAACCAGTATCCATTATTTGAACTTTACGACAACGATGGTGTACCATTAAGTGATGCAGGTAAGTATACTTCAAGTAACTTTGCAGGCTCAAAAATTTATTCTTATAAGACAGCAGACGGATTAAACGATCCATACTTAAACTTTCCTGTATCTTACAAAAATAATTTAGATTTAGTATCAGCTATTGAATTTGAGAATAATTTGTCAACTGAAACATTTTTAAATGGTCAAGAAGACATTCCAGGATATTATCATTATAAAAAAACGAACTACCCACTATCTTTAAATAGAAGATTTTCAAAAAAAGTCACAGTATCAAAAGATAACAGTAGTGGCAAAAATAAATTTTACATAGATGGTGTACAGCAACCTTCACTAATTTTAAAAAGAGGCTATACATACATTTTTGAAACAGAAGATCCTTCATCAGGATACATTGGTTATACCAATGCTAATCATCCATTCTATTTCAGTACTTCACAGAACTGGAACAAGAATGCGTATGACGATGAGTATACAACAGGAATAACAAATAGTAGGGTATATTATGGTAAGAGTGTTACTAAAGACACAGAAAACTTTTTATACATCGAATCAAATGGTATACCATCGTATTATGCCGGAGGAACTTTTCCGAATGCACAGAACCCGAACGCCATAGTATCTCAAACTTTCAGGTTCAAGATTCCAAAAGTTCCTACCGCGGCATCAACTCCTGTTGAAACACCGCTTGGTATGATAGGTTGTACTGTTGACGGTGTACCAATATACAACTCAAAGACAGCTAATGTAACAAACATTACTACTGAACAATATACTACAAATGCTGTTAAGGCAGGTATTACATTAGGTGTTGATAGTGCAGGTATCTATTACGTTAATAGCGACCCAGTAGACAGCTATACAAAAGACTCAGGTAATCATTCTCCTATCATTGGTTATTCATTTGATGGATATCCAATATATGGACCATACGCATTTACGAACACTGATGGTACAGGTTCGTTTAAGAAAATGGAAACAAGCTATCGATTAAAAACAACAGACAGAGAAGATGGTTCAACACGTGATGGTACATACATGGAAGACTATGAATATGTTGATGGACTAGGTGATCTAGATGAACACAATGGTAGAATGTGTGTTACTCCTGAATACCCAAATGGAACTTACGCATACTTTATAACTATTGACGCAAATGACGAGCCTGACTTTCCTTATATCATAGGTCCAACTTATAAAGCAACACCATTAACAACAAATTATACAGCTTCGTATGATGATCATACAATTAACGAAACAATATCATCACAAACTGGTGGAATGCAATTAGAATTTACTGTGCCATTCTCTGCACCAGATACATTATACTATCATTGTGGTAATCACTCAAACATGGGTGGCGAAATACAGATTGTTAATAGAGATATTAACAATATAATTGATGCTAGATCAACTGTTTTCAACAACGAATGGAAAGTAGCAAACGAACCTTCAAGACAATTACTTGTTGAAGAATTTGAAGTAGATGAAAACTACATTCATGGCTTTACAAAATTTACTTTAGAAAATCAAATTGATGATACATTAAAAGTTCAAGTAACACTAGATAATAAATTCTTGCAGAGAAATATTGACTTTGTTGTAATCAATAATAAAGAAATAGCATTAACATCAAAACCAAAAACAGGTGCATATATTCAAATAAAATATGATACTGATTCTCAAACACCACTAGGCAGATACAATTACTATGATGTTCCTAAGAACTTAGAGTTTAATGCAAGTAACGAAGATGTATTATCATATTCATATGGTGATATGTTAACTCATTACTCTTCAATCATTGAAAGTCAAGAAGAGATCATAGGTCAAGGTTTAGGTCCAAACAACTATAGAGATACTAAAAAAGATACTGCTAGAGGCGGTGTGATACTTCAGCATAGTTCACCAATGCTAAGAGCAATGATGATAGCTGGTGATAATAACTTAAACTTATTTGATGCTTTACGTCATGCTGATTCATCATACTCAAGATTCAAAGCGGCATTTATAAACAGCTTAGATATTTTACAAAAAACAGGTTTATATGATGAAACTAATGTTGGTAAAATGGTTGACGATGCAATTAAATCAACTAATTTAAACAAAAACAAAGTACAACCATTTGCTGATAGCAGAATGTTATCAATTGGTGAAACGTATACAGCAGAAAGAGTAGTATTGAACATTGACAATACTCCTTGGTTGACACAAGACACTATGTTACAAGATATCATATCTGAAGATTACCTTGTTGGTGAACCAGGAATAGAATTACAAAATGCATCTTACAATCCAGATGAAGATCATGGATTAAAAAATATGTATGTTTACAGAAATGGTGATGTATTATTATATAATGAAGATTACATTATTGATAATCAAATGGGAACTAAAATTGTTTTCTTAGGTCAGGTTGCTGATAAGCCACAAGTTAATGATATTATAACTGTAAAAATTTATGAAAATATACAACCAGCTTATGTTCCACCTACTCCATCATTCTTAGGTTTACATCAAATGTATCTACCAAAATATGAATATGATGATTCATATGTTGAAGGTGCAAGACAATACATTAGAGGACACGATGGTTCAAGAGTGTTAGCATATAATGATTTAAGAGACAAAGCAATTCTTGATTATGAAGCAAGAGTGTTTAACTCTGCGTCTTATAAATTTACAGATAAAGATTATACTCCACCTATTATTGCAGAAGAATTTGTAGGAGATAATTTAAGAACTAAATTGTTTACACAAGATCAAGCAAAAGAAATTTTAAGACCTATATTTCATAGATGGGCTATAAACAACAGAGTTGATTGGAAAACTAATATATCACAAGATATGAAAGATGTCTTAATGGTAGATAACGAAGATGTTTATACTTCACCAAACACTTATGTTGCACCAAACTATTTTGAAACGTTGTATACAAACAGTTGGAAAATATTAAATTATTCTGATACAACTAGTTTACAATCAAATCAAAAACTTCCTGGTAACTGGAGAGGCATTTTTAAAGAGATGTACGGAACAGATCGTCCGCATACTCATCCATGGGAAATGTTAGGCTTTTCGATGAAACCACTATGGTGGGATTCAACATATAGTTGGACTTCAACAGCACAAAGAAATTTATTAATAGATCATCTAGAAAAAGGTATAATAATTGCAGGTGACAGACAGAACTTTGTTAACAAATCTTATAACAGTCCAGATAATCCTTATGCAAGACCTAATTTTTCTGATTGGGTGCCTGTTGATTCAGTTGGTGCATTAATTGATCCTAAGAACAGAGGACTAGTAACAACATACCCTATTGGTCTTATAAACAAAAGACAATGGAACTTTGGTGATGGTGCTCCGGCGGAGTATGCTTGGGAAAATAGTTCATCATATCCTTTTGCAATACAGCAATTATTGTTTACACTAGCACCTTTACAGTATACTGAAAAAATGTGGAATACTTTAGGATTTACAAAATCTAAAATAGTTGATAGACAAGTTTATGATTCACAAACAGGAAGAAGACAACAAAACAAAGGAATATATGTTCATGGTGAATCAATTGAAACAGCTGATGGAGAAAAGGTAACATTAATTAAAGAAGGTTATCAACAAATTTTAAGTGATTACTTAATCAGTGAAAGAAAAAATATATCAACCTACTTAGGTAACAGAATACGAAATCTTGAATCTCAACTTTCATACAGAGTAGGAGGATTTACAGACTCAAGAACACTGAAAGCAAAAGCTGAATCTTATAGTCCAGGTACAAAATCAAGAACACTTGATATACCTAATAATGACATAACATTTAGAACACATACTAGTCCACCACTATCAACATCAACGTATAGTGCTATTATGGTAACACAAACAGCAGAAGGATTCTTCAGAGTAAATGGGTACGATAATACAAGTGCTAAATTCTTTGTTCTTAATCCTGTTGAAACAAGCAAATCTAGATCAGTAAATGTTGGCGGTAAAACACCTGACATTCCAACATTCAAAGAAGGACTTGATTTGTTGATTGGCGACTTTGTTAAGCATAACGGTACAGTATTTCAAGCTACAACTAAACACACAACAACAAATGTTTTTATAAACTCAAACTTTAAAGAACCAAACAAGATACCATTAGTAAACGGTATTGAAGTACTAAATTATGATGACTACGATACGGTACCTAATATTGTTGAGTATGGTACTGTGTTTACAAGTATACAACAAGTATATAACTTTATTGTTGGATATGGAAAATACTTAGAATCGCAAGGTTGGATATTTGATCATTATGATAATGAACTTGGACAGCAGTTTAGTTTTGATTATTCAGCAAAAGAATTCTTGTACTGGGCAAATGCCAAGTATGCAACAGATCAAGGTGTAACATTAAATCCTTGTATCAAATACTTAAAATACAAACCAGCTCTAGGCTATGTAGCAAACATAGAACAAACATTTGGCGGACACTATAAAATTGTTGATCAAAATGGATTTCCAATTGATAAATCATTAATTGAATCTACTAGAGATGCTGACAAAACAATTACTATTGAATTAACAGATAAAAACAATGCAATTTATTCTTGTAAACTTTTTACACAAACAATAGAACACGTTGTTACATTTAATAATAAAACTATATTTGATGATGTTATCTACGATCCAATACTTGGTGTTAGACAAGGAAGATTAAAACTTAATTTCTACAGATCGCAAGATTGGGATGGTACATTTAACGCACCTGGTTTTGTAATTAGAGGTACTACGTTAATACCAAACTTTGAAAATTCAGTTGATAATATTCAAAGATATTTTGATGTTGACAATTTATTACCACAAAGTGATATTAGAAATTCTGCATTACATAATATTGGTTGGCAAAATAGAGAGTATCTCTCAAACTTAGGATTGTCAGATACTGCTCAAGCAAAATTCTATCAAGGAATGATTGCACAAAAAGGTACACAAGAATCAGTTGATAAACTTTTAAAATCAAATGAAATATCAGATACAGAAACATTTGATGTATATGAACAGTATGCATTTAAAATTGGTAACTTTGGTGCAGTAGAACAAAAACAAGATATTGAAATTAAACTAAAAGGCAAATTAATAAAACAAAATCCACAGCTTGTTGACTTTGTATTACCATCAGATAAAACTGTTGTTCCAAACTAT